TTCCTTGAACATCTCTCAAGAATGGCTCAACAAGTTGTACAAACTGAGCTCTTGTAAATGCATCATTGAATTCGAACAATGTAAACTTAGCTGCTGTCGCAATTGCTTTCTCTAGAACAATAAACAGTCTTCTTACATTAATTCTATCAAATGCACTTGGTTTAGCTAATAATGTTTTATCACCAAACAGAACTGTACCTTCTCCTGGGAATGTTGTAATTGGATTTATACCATTCTTATAGAGTAGATCTCTTTCAGCTTTGTTTGGATTGAATGCTAACTTATTAACATTTTTCAAGATACCTCTATTGAAACCAGCTGGTGAATACCAAGGGTCTCTAGCGATATCTGATCTAACCATAATACCAGCAGTATCTCCGTTAGCTGGAATATATCTTTGTAAGTCATTGAACTTATCATATTGATACTTCCAACCACTATCCATTACAGCATATGAAGTTGATGTTAGTGTATCTCTGAATGCAACTGTATCAATTGCTTCTTTACCAGAGAATGAACTATTATTAACTACATCTGCTCTTTCTGGAGACAATGTTAGTAAACAATCTTTTCTTACTTCACAAATGTTTCCAATAATAGATTCTAATACTGTAGCATTTTGAGCACCACCTAATAAGAATGATACATCAATATCTTCAGCACTTTTGAATTTATTGTAACCATTTATGTAATCAGCATTTGTTGGAGTGGATCCATCTCTACCATTTATTAGACTTTTTGTATCAGGTTTTGGATCACCACTGAATGTTACTCCAGAGGCTTTGTTACCAGCACTAGTTTTAAAGTCATGAGCAGCCCACCAAATATATCTTGATTGCTGATTTATTACTTCTTTATAATAATTTACAGAACCATCTTCATTCTTAGCATCAGATGCTACAGAAAGATTTTCAAATGTTTCTAAAACTGTATTCTTAGTACCTGTCCATTCTCCATCTTCATCTGCAACTACAACATGAAGTTCATCACCTGAACCTCCAGCTGTGTTAGCAAAGTCTGATGTTGTTGGAGCTCTATCCACATTATCAAAGTATTCCCATCTTCTTGTTGGAGTACTTACTGAACCATTGTGAGTAGCAGCTGAACTAAATGCAGATACTGTATTACCTAGGTACTTAGATTCTAAAGTTAATGAACTATTGTTTGCAATAGATTTTACTTTACCTACAAATTTGTCTGGACCTAATAAAATTAGATCACCTACTGTTAATTCTGATGAGAAGGCAGAAGCAGCAACACCTGCTCCGTTAGCTTCTGTTGTTACACCAGTAACTGTTACAGAACCATCTGTAACTGTAATATTACCAGTTAAAGTTGATTCAAATGCATTTGAACTTGGACATACTGAAACTTTTAAACTATTTCCTAATTCTCCTGGATACTTAGCAACCCAAGCACCTACATTTGAGATACCTGTGCTATAATTGTCGTCATAGTCGTCATCATTTTTAACGACTGTTGATGCTGGTCCTGTGTTCGCTACAGTTGCATTTAATGCCGTTCCACCAGAAGTACTTGTGTTGATAACTCTTACTACAAACAACGCATTACCATAAGCAAGGAAGTTAGATGCTACAAAAAAGTCTGTAGCAGTATTACTTGTTAATGGTTTTTGGAAGTCTGCAACTAGATCATCTTCGTTAGTTACTAAAACTCTTTCTTCAGCAGGTCCCCATCTTAAATGGGCAGCGAATCCTGCTTCTGTGGTTGAGACGGCAGGAACTATGGTAGTTAGATCAATCTCTGATACATTAACACCTGGTGATACTTGAAATCCCATTTTTTACTCTCCTACTTAATACAGTTTATTATTATGAATTACAATTATTTATAATTTTTTCATTTTATGAATAATCGTCAGTTTTTTGCATCACCCATCTATCAGTTGGATTGTCAAATATTTGCTTCTCATTATCTGTTACACCATCATCTTTGAATCCGACAGGCAACATTTGTTCTTCCATCATTTTTTCTTGTTCTTTATATAGTCTTTCACGAATATCAATATCAGTGATCTCTTTGAAGTAGTCTTGCTTAACAATCCACGAGAATAATACAGTACACATAGCTAAATCATCATGCATACCTTCTTCAGCTTCATAACTACTACCTTTACCTACAAAAGAAGATAATTCAGCTAATAAATCAAAATCTCTAATAACTAACTTATCATTTTCAACTAGATCTTTTAAATTACTACAACCTATTCTTTTTACTTGTTTAGTTGTTTTAACTCCTATAGTTCTGGATCCACCTCCAAAACCACTACTTATTTGTTGACCTGCTCTACCTTTATGAACTGTAACCATTAAGTTTTCATATATTAGATCATTATGTAATATATCTACTACTTGTTGACCTATATCATTAGTTTCAACTAACATATATGCTTCATTATAATGTTGACCTATGTTATGTAATGTGGTAGGATACATCATTGGTGATATATGTTTATCTTTAAACGTACCAACTACTTTATATGGTAGTGTTGTAACATCAAACACAATAAAAGCACTATAATCTAAACCAACACCTCTAGCAGTATCAACAACCATTACATATATGTGATCTTTCTTTGCTTCTTCATAACAAACAAAGTTTCCTAATTTTTTCAATGGATAATCAAATGGTAAATTCCTTAACTTACCAGCATTAATCAATGTATTCATTGATCCTATAAATTCACATTCAAACTCTTGTCTAAACTGTTCTTCACTTGTATTGCTTATAGTTTCTTTCTTCCATTTTTCGTCTCTACCAGGTATTTGATCCCAACTTACTTCTATAGGTTTATATTGGTTCTTTTTATCAGTAGCATCTGACCATAACTTATAGAAATGGTTTAAACCGTTTGGTGTACTTACAATTATAACTTTTGTAGTTTCACCAGAAGATATAGTAGGATAAACAGATGCAAAGAAGTTTTCAGCTATGTTATTACTAACAAACGCAAACTCATCTAAGAATATTAAGTTAAATGATCCACCTCTGATTGCACTACTACTTGTTGCACTAGCTAGTATTTTGGATCCATTCTCTAATTCTATATTACCTTTATTCCATACAACTATTCCTTGTTGTAGCCATTTTGGTAAATGTTCATATGCTAATTGTATCTTGCCTAATAAATCTCTAGCCAATGAACCTTTGTTAGCTAGGATTGCAATACTTTGTGTATCATGAAATAAAATTAACCATAACATATAAGCTGTTACAGTTGTACTTTTACCTGATTGTCTTGGAAGTTTATTAATTACAAATCTTTCTTTTTGAAATGCTGTTACCATTTCATTTTGAAAGTTGTATAATTTAAATGGTACTAATCCTTTATCTACATTTACAATCTGTATATATTCTTCTATAAAATAAACTGGATCCTTAGCACACTTGATATATTCTTCAAGTTGTTCCTTGGTATAGTTTATATTTACATT